GAAAGAACTCCAATATACCCGAGAGCTTGACGAATGGCAGCAGTCCAGCACAGAATATAACAGAAGATACAACGAAGAATAGGGCGTGACACGATGGCTAAACGCTCATACCGCTACTTTGTAGGGGACTTCGAGACAACCGTCTACAAGGGACAAGTAAATACAGAGGTATGGGCAAGCGCCGCCGTGGAACTCTTTACCGAAGATGTTAAAATCTTCCACTCCATAGACGAAACCCTTGACTACTTCTGTTCCATTAAAACGAACATCATTTGTTACTACCACAACTTGAAGTTCGACGGCTCGTTTTGGCTCTCCTACCTCTTAACGGAAAAAGGTTATCAACAGGCGCTCGAATACAACAGCGACAGCGAATATGATTGTCAATGGATTTCAGCGTGGAAAATGCCCTCAGGCTCATTCCGCTACTCAATTAGCAACCGAGGGCAATGGTACACCATCACAATCAAAGTAGGTAAATTCATCATCGAGTTCCGTGACAGCTTGAAGCTCCTGCCTTTCTCTGTCAAGCGAATCGGTAAGAGCTTCAAGACGAAGCACCAGAAACTCGACATGGAATACACCGGCCTACGATATGCGGGCTGCACCATTACACCGGAAGAACAAAAGTACATAGCAAACGACGTTCTCGTCGTAAAAGAAGCTCTGGAAATAATGTTCGCCGAGGGGCATAACAAACTAACGATAGGCTCTTGTTGCCTTGATGAGTTCACCAGGCTGACCGGTAAAGAAGAATATGAATACTACTTCCCAGACGTATACGATATACCAATAGACCCAGAACAGCATAAGCAATCAACAGCGGGAGACTGGATTAAGAAAAGCTATCGAGGTGGATGGTGTTATTTAGCAAGAGGAAAAGAGAACAAAGTGTTTACCAACGGTACAACGGCAGACGTAAACAGCCTATATCCATCCGTTATGTCATCGGAAAGTGGAAACCGTTATCCGGTAGGCAAACCGCAGTTCTGGACAGGCGAGCCGCCGAAGTGGATAGACACCGACGATAAAATCTTTTACTTCATTCGCTTGCGAACGCGCTTCAAAATCAAAGACGGGATGTTACCATTCATTCAAATCAAGGGCAACCTCCTTTACCGCGGAAACGAAATGCTTGAAACCTCTGACATTTATGACCCGAAAACAAAGCAATACTACGACCATTACTACGACTTAGACGGAAACCTTGTGCCAGCAACAGTAGAATTAACCTTAACAATGATGGACTATCACCTACTAATCGAACACTATGACCTATCAGACACCGAGTATATAGATGGGTGCTGGTTCGCTACCGAAATAGGATTATTCGACCGATATATGGAGAAGTACAAGAAGATTAAAATGGAAAGCAAAGGCGCAATGCGAGAGCTTGCCAAACTATTCTTGAATAACCTATATGGTAAGATGGCGTCAAGCACAGACAGCAGCTTCAAGGTCGCTTACGTCAAAGAGGACAAATCACTCGGCTTCATTGAGATAGAAGAACACAACAAGAAAGCGGGCTATATCCCAATCGGGTCAGCGATAACCTCATACGCTCGCAACTTCACCATTCGAGCTGCGCAGCTAAACTATCACGGCAAAGATAAGCGCGGGTTTATTTACGCAGATACCGACAGTATTCATTGTGACCTTTCACCGGAAGAGATAAAAGGAATCAACGTACACCCCACGAACTTCTGCTGCTGGAAGCTGGAAAGCTGTTGGGATAAGGGTATCTTTGCAAGACAAAAAACATACATCGAGCATATCACTCACGAGGACTGCGAGCCAATCGACGAACCATTCTACAACGTGAAATGCGCTGGTATGCCTGATGCTTGTAAGGAGCTGTTGATAAACTCAATCACACAAACAAAGACAAGGAAAGAATACACCGAAGAGGAAGAGCAATTCATAAACCAGAAACGAGAACTAACTGACTTCAAAGTGGGCTTGTCAATCCCGACAGGCAGACTAAAACCGAAAAGGATAACGGGCGGCATACTTCTTGTAGATGGGCCTTATGAAATGCGATGAGAAGAAAAAGAATTACACTAAATGATACGGTAGACCAATTGCTGAAAGAGGGGTTCAGCGACGTGTTAGTTGACGCGTGTGGTCTGTGGGTAAGACAACCTGACAACGTAAAAGCCAGATACGGAAAACTGTTTGTCAGGTATGTTGACCGCGCGTATGATGAACACACCGCTTTCGTAGAAGTAGAGTATCCAGCATTATGGTTTTTATAAGGAGAAAGCTATGGTTATTTTATTACTCACAGCAACTTGCTGCTTGATGTGTGTCGCTCTTATTGTCCTCGCGTTCTGGTTGAATCACTTGGAAAATAAGCTCGATGAGTGGCACGAAGAAATAACAGAGAAGCGCGAAAGGTGGGACTACCGATGAGTGCTGAACTGATTCTCTGGTTATGGTCAGGCGTTGTGGTAGCGATTGCCTACTATATGTTATTTCACACGGGAGGTGACGGCTTAGATGGCTAACTATGAAAGAATGTGGAACAACTTGAAGAAAGAACTTCAACAGCTGGAAGAGCATTATAGCGATATGCGATTGAACTACGCAAGGAAAGGCCAGCCTACACTCGCTACGCACTTCAAAGAGCGCGGAGACGGCGTAGCTGAAGCAATCATGTATATGGATTTATCGGAGGACGACGCTTATGACTGATTATACGGTTTACAGTTCCAGCGATTACGTTGAATCGCTGGATTATGCGATTGATATATTAGAAGCGCTTACCGGAGAAAATGTCCTCGTGCCGGATTCCGAAGCGCAGCACAACATTCGCGTATTACAAGATTTGAAAAGGTTTCATGATACCCGTAATTTACCAAAATAATAAATTTAGTGCGGGATAGAGACGAATCCCTATCCCGCACAATGTATCAACAACAGATGCACACCGAAAGCGGTCAGCGAAACCGATACATTTTCAGGCGGTACATTCAAACCGTGCTACCCTGAAATGGCGGTCGGTGAAACAACTGATGATACCGGAGGTATGAAATGTGATATACAATATTTTTGGAACAATAGCAATTTTAATGGCTGGTTACATCTTACATACTGTAGTGTTTAATGATGCCCCACCAATAAAATGGGCTTTTGAGTGGATTACGATTTTTGTTTTATGCGCTGCCGGAGTGATTCTTAATATGATAGCGATTTAAGCACTGCTTCCTTGCAACGTAAATCCTTGAAGCGGAAGCACCCACGCTCGAAGTAGTAGCGAAGATTGAACAGGAACAAATCGTTCCTCTTGAGCATGACATAGTTCAGCTCGTGGTCGTCCGTCGTGACGGTGATTTTAAGCGGGAACGTTTCATCCGCTCTATCATCGCAATAGATAACGCCAGCTTCCGCAAACTCGCGGATACCATACGTCTGCCCGTTATACTTCAACGTAGCCATATATCTGCCAACACCTTGCGGGCGGTCAACGAACGCCTTATTGTCGTTCAAATAGACGCTCTCCGAAGAGTAGGCAACATAACTATTCCGAGCGAACGCCTTATTGAACCCGCTGCTCTTCTGTGCATCAGCAGCACTCTCCACGAAACCCTGTTCCAGAACGAAGCCGTCTCCACGCAGGAAACGTGTTTCATCCGTAAGGCGAGAGCTGATACCCAGCTCAACATAGTAGGGATTGATAATGCTGACAGGGTTCGACAGCATATAAACCGGAAGATACCTGTTCTGTTCGCCTTGTCCACGCGCCATAGAGGTGTGAACAGAAATGAACTTCTTGATTTCATTTGGGCAATAAGTATTGCTTTCGCTCTGGAACTCATCGAAGATAAGGCGCTTCACGTCAGAGAAGAAGTGAGAGTTCTTCTTAACTTGGTCGGCACTGTTGATACTCACGGCATAGCCGCACGGCTCACCGTTCAGATAAAGCTCGTGGTAGATACCCTTAGCCCTCTTCTTGGAAGTCATGGTGTAGCCGTTGAAGAATAGCTCACCAATGTCCTTGAAGAACTTCTCCGCGCAATCGTCCAGCTCATAGTTATAACGATAGAGCAGCCCAAACTTCTCCCGCTTATCGAGGAAGCGGTTGACCACAAGCCTACCGAAGTAAGTAGTCTTACCACCGGTTCGGTTGGTCGTACACATATAAATCTCAGGGCGATTGCCGTTAATGTCGGTCAAGCTAAGCAGCTTAGTTCCGTCGTAGTAGTTACCCATTACTTCTTCTCGTCTGTATGCTTCGTCACAAAGTAGAAGCTGATAACCATACTGAATACGGTCATAAACTGTTCCGCTGTGATAACCCCCACAATGGCGAGATAGCAGAACACCCCAGAAAGGGCAAACGCAATGATACTGCAAACATTGAACAGAGAAACGATTTTATCAAACATCTTTCTCACCTCTCCAAACCTTAGAAATTTTGATAGCGCCTAGCGCCATAGCTTCAATCTTAGAAGCATCAAGAACACAGGAAATCAAAGTATCAGGAACAGCGCCTTTAACCCAGAATGTGATAATCATGGCAACTATGAAAGCTAACAGGAAAAGGGCGAGGTTAACCAACACCCTTTTACTGGTAGTAGATCGCTTAGTTCGCCGGCCCATTCTCTAAATCCTTGATTCGATTATTGGCTACCTTGATTCTCTCTTCCAGAACATCAATTCTGGTGTGGAGTTCGGAAATCTCTTTCGCGTCACTCGCAAGCGCCGAAACCTTTTTCTCTAACTCCAACAGCCGGTATTCCACCAGCGCCGAAGATTTCCGATTAGCCATATATGAACCGATAATACTGGCGAACGCAGCAAAACCAGCTACAATGACACTTTCCATGATTGCACCTCAAATGAAATAAAGTTAAAGGCATAATCTATCTAATCATATTATAAATGCAACTTGACATTTTGTCAAGTACATATTATAATATGTATAAAGGGTAAGGAAATTTGCCTTTACTTTATAATTTCAGAACGAAAGGAGTGACACGATGCCGCAGTTAAACCGAGACGATTTCATGGCTCGAATCAATTCAAGATTGGGCGATGATAACTCCGAAGATGCCTTGAACTTTATGCGCGATATGGCAGACACTTTTGATGGGTTATCCTCTCAGCCCGCCGACGTTGTTAGCAAATCGGACTTCGATAACTTGCAGGGGCGTTATGACGAGCTTTCGAGAAATTATCGAGAAAGGTTTATGTCCGCGCCCGTTGTACCGCAAGAACCTGAACCGCCAAATCCGATTGATGAAGCGGAACAGAGAGCAAAGTCTATCGGCTTCAAAGACTTGTTCTCTACGAAATAATACATTTGAAAGGAGAATGAAGCTATGCCTAATAAGCCCGCTCTGGTCACTCTGACCAACAGCAGCGTGGACGTGCTGAACGCAATCCGCAACAGCGCTTCCATGAACTATCAGAACTACGTCCCCATCGCAACCCCCGACGCTGACAGCGTTCGCAAGATTGGCGCTATCATCATGGATAACGTCACTCTCCAGAACGAGTTTGTCAACGCCCTCGTCAACCGTATCGGTCGCGTCATCGTGACCTCCAAGCTCTATGACAATCCTTGGGCTTCCTTTAAGAAAGGTATGCTCGAGTTTGGTGAGAACATCGAAGAGATTTTCGTGGAGCTTGCCAAGGCTCAGCAGTACGACCCCAGCGTTGCCGAGAGCCAGTTCGCGAAGCGCGTCATTCCTGATATTCGCTCCGCGTTCCACATTCTGAACTACAAGAAGTTCTACAAGAACACCATTCAAAACAACTCTCTCCGTCAGGCGTTCCTGTCTTGGGACGGCATCACCGACCTGATTGCGAAGATTGTCGAATCTATGTACACCGCGGCGAACTATGATGAGTTCAACGTTATGAAGTACATGGTCGCTCGCAAGATTCTGGACGGTCGTCTGTTCGTCAAGCAGGTTGACGCTGTTACCGATGCTAACATGAAGTCTATCGTTTCTACGATTAAGGGCATTTCCAATGACCTCACCTTTATGTCCACGAAGTACAACGTCGCCGGCGTCCATTCCTACACCAATAAGGACAACCAGTATCTCATCGTCAACTCCAAGTTCGAAGCTCAAATGAACGTCGAAGTTCTCGCTTCTGCGTTCAACATGGACAAGGCAGAGTTTGCCGGTCACATGGTTCTCGTGGACAGCTTCGGCTCTCTCGATACTGCCCGCCTTGGCGAGCTGTTCAAGGACGACCCGAACTATGACGAAATCTCCGCAGACGAGCTTACAGCTCTGGACGAGATTCCCGCTATCCTTGTTGATCGTGACTGGTTCATGGTTTACGACAACCTCGTCCAGTTCGACGAGCTGTACATCGGCGAGGGTATGTATTGGCAGTATTGGCTGCATCTCTGGAAAACGTTCTCCGTCTCTCCGTTCGCCAACGCCATTACGTTCGTCCCCGATACGCCGACTGTTACCGGCGTGACGGTCACCCCGACCGCTGCGAATATCACCGGCGCTACCGGCGGCACGGTTCAGGTGACCGCTACCGTCGCCACCACCAACTTCGCCCCGCAGGAAGTGACTTACACTTCTGACAATCCCGCTGTTACCGTGACGGCTTCCGGCCTTGCCACCGTTCCCGCAGGCACGGCTGCCGGTAAGGCTAAGATTACCGCGACTTCCACGTTCGATAGCAAGAAGAGCGCGGTTTGCACCATTACGATTGCGTAAAGTGCCGAACATAGAGGGAGGGGTTACCTCCTCCCCTCCCTCTAATTTTATAAGAAAGGAGAAAAAAGAATGTCAGCTGTTTCTCCAAGCACCAGATTGCTGTTTCTGAAAGGCGTGCCGCTGGAAGCAACGTATGAGAATACGGTATTCTGGGACACAGCTACCGGCGCTACAAAAACTACACAGGCACAGGCTTTTGCGAATTACACAAAGCCCAACCAGACAGATAAAGACGGAACGGTTTACAGTTTTAATCTGTCCAACATGAGCTATCAGAGATACGGAAGAAATCAAATCAAGGTTCAAATCCCTATGGATATGCTTCTTGATTGCAACTATCTGATGTTCAACAACGACCGTTTTGGCGCTAAGTGGTTCTATGCTTTCATCACAAAGCTGGAATATGTCAGCGAAGTAGTTACTCTGGTTAGCTATGAAATTGACGTGTTGCAGACGTGGGCATTTGACTATACGCCTAATTCGTGTTTCATTGAGCGCGCACACGCTAAATCAGATATTATCGGAAGCAACCTCGTGGAAGAGAATTTTGAGATTGGCGATTATATGTTCAAGCAAGACCCTGTTACCTCGGATAAACTGTCGGTCATGGGGTATTACATTGCCGCACCGTGGAAAGCCGATATCATTTATGGCCCAGAGGGTGAAAGAACTATCACCATTACCGACAATGTTGGCGGTATGTATATCTCTGGAATTTATAGCGGTATTTATCTCAACCGCTTTAGCGATTTAGAGGACGTGAAAGCGGTCATTGCGAAAGCGGCTGAGGAACTTGGTGATAAAGCTCAAGCTATCGTGTCCTTGTACTGTGCCCCGTATCAAGCTGGTGTATATAATGACGGAAACCCTGAGACTATCCCAATTTCTATTATCAACGACGTGTCGGTTTTCGGCGGGTATCAGGCCCACAACAAGAAGCTGTTTACTTATCCCTATCGCGGTATTCAGGCGTTCAATGGCAATGGTGAAAGTCACACATACCGGTATGAATACTTTGATGGCGCTCGTAATATCTCGGCTGGTACTCCCGCGTGGTCGTGTGTTTTCGACATTGTTTGTGACGCAACACCAAGCGGAACTTGTTACCTTGTCCCCCGTGGTTATAAAGAATGGGTGGGAACTACCGGTAAGCAGAACTGGTATGAATCCATGTCGATGGGGGGATACCCGACAATAGCTTTTACAACTGATTCCTATAAGCAATATCTTGCTCAGGACGGGGTAGTTCAAGTTCTTGGCGGGCTGAATGGTAACACGACGGATAGAGCGGTTGTCTCCGGTTTTGGTAAAGCGATTGGCGGTGTCATAGGCGGTGTCGCTTCAATAGCGGCCGGAAATATCGCGGGCGGTTTAACAAATGTGGCCGGTAGCGTATTTGGCGCTTTGAGCGAAAATGCAAAAGCTCAGAATATGCCGAACAACACACAGGGCGCTACATCTTCGGGACAGCTTAAAATGGTTTTGAATCGTCAGCAGTTCCAGCTATCAGCGTTCACCATTCGACGCGAGTTCGCTGAACGCATTGATTCATTCTGGGATTGGTTCGGCTACTCACAAAAGAAAGTCGCTTCTCCTGAGCGCCACGCGCGTAAATGGTGGACGTACATCAAAACGCAGGGCTGCACAATCAACGGGTCTATTCCTGCTGATGATGAGCGTAAAATCTGTGACCTGTATAATGCCGGTATTCGCTGGTGGACGGATATTACAAAGGTTGGAGACTTCTACAACCTCGCAGCAGACAATAAGCCTATCCTTGAAATCACAACGTAAGGTGGTGAATAAATGGCAAGAAAACGCAATAACCGCGAGTTCTGGCAGAGCGCTTGTAGCAACGACAGAACGTTCCTGATGTACTATAACCGCCTTACGGAACTCGCAACTTCCATGTTTGAGTGGAAGAATCTGCCCGACACGATTGACCCGCGATACCTTGAGCTTACCCTTTATGCCAAGGGACAGGCGGTGTTCTTCTATGACGGTATGCCCGCTGAGAATCCCCTCGGCTATCTCGCCCTCAACGTGGCCGCTTCCGCACCGTTCAATGTCTACGCTGTCCCCAAGGGTAGACGCGCGTATGCTATCACCGGCGCTCAATGGAATCTGACAGAGGATGATAGTGTTATCATTTATAATAACTATCTTAGACTGCCGACCATGTATGAGATGGAGTTCTACGCGCAGCGCTTGTGGGATTTAGACCGGACAATTGATATAAACGCTCGCTCACAGAAAACACCTATTCTCATTAAGTGCGAGGAAAACCAGCGGCTTACCATGCTCAATCTTTATAAGGAGTACGACGGCAACGCCCCTGTTATCTTTGGCGATAAGAACCTTTCTCCGAACGGCTTACAAGTTCTTACGACCGGTGCTGAGTTCACGGCTGATAGAATCTACGAGCTTCGCACGAAGATTTGGAACGAAGCTCTGGAGCGGCTTGGCATCTCGGCGATTCAACATAAGGCTGAACGACTGGTTCAGCAGGAAGCGGCTCAGGCCCAGGGCGCTACGGTGGCGAGCCGATACAGCCGACTGAAAATGCGGCAGATGGCTTGTGAGCAAATCAATAAGATGTTCGGGCTGAATATCTCCGTCGAGTATTCGCAGGACTACCAGATTATGGACACCGAGGAAATCGACGCGGAGAATAAGGAAAGCGAGGAAGAGGTCGATGAGTAAGTACACAACGGAACTTCGCTTTATCTGTGAATCGCTCGCTGGACAGACGGAAAGCCAGGGGTATGACCAAGTGAATTGGGTTATCGAACAGGCCGCGCCGAAGATTTTCTCGTTTGATTTCCCAATGTTCGATGAAAGCTACCGCAGCGTGTTGGAGAAGAAGATTCTCAAGCACTACTACACGAGGGAAATCGGCCTTGAAACCTACGGCCTGTGGCAGCTCAAGCTCGATACCAAAATGAATGAAATCATGCCATATTTCAATCAAAGGTATAAGAGCGAGACGCTGGAATTTAATCCTCTGTATGATTTCGACGTTACTCGCGACCACAAGAACCAGAAAGACGAGACCGGTACGCTCGTCGGCTCGGCTACGAACACAGGCGAGAGCGCGAATACCGGCACAGTCACCGATGCTGGAACGAGTTCGCAGACGGATGATAACACGGCTACCAGAAAGAACAAGTTCAGCGATACACCGCAGGGTGCTCTTACCAATGTCGAGAATGGCACTTACCTCACCAATGCGGAGATTGACGATACTCAGGTCAACAATCAGAGCGACGTTACGACAAACAATACCAGAACTCTTAACACTAAGAATGCCGTAAACAATGAGACTACCACCAATACGACCAACACCGTGAACAGCACCGAGGACTTCGTGGAACACGTCAGAGGTAAGCAAAGTGGAACGAGCTATTCTAAGCTGCTGGAAGAGTATCGTAAGACTATGCTGAACATTGACATGGAAGTAATTGATTCACTCGCTGACCTGTTTATGAATCTGTGGTAAGGGGTGATTGTCTAATGTTTTACACCGTAAAGTTTGACCTGTTCAAACAAGAGGTTACAAGGTTTATTGACGGCGAGACGCAGATACGTAAGAATTTCAAGCTAAAAGAGCTTTGCAATACGAAAGCGGAGAGTACGATTAAGCTCGTCGTCAATGAAAGATTGTTCCTGTTTCTGGATATGATGCAGGAATTGAGAGATAGATATGGGAAACCTATCAATGTTGGAAGCTGGTATCGAGAGGAGAAGTTCAATAGAAAGATTGGTGGAAGCCCGAACAGCTTACACCTTGATGGGCTGGCTTGCGATTTCCATGTTGACCATAATCTGACACAGCATAAGAATATGGAAACAATGTGGAAAGCGATTTGCCAGAAGCACGGCGTGATTGGTGGTATTAACCATTACACGCATGGCTACCACGTTTGCATTGGCGAAGAGAAATTCGGGGCAACTGCGTTCGTGGTAAGAGATTATAGAGGGAAGAAAGGAGATTGGTAAAATGCCTGAATTGAAAACTTTCCGTTTCTGGTGTCAGAAAGTGTTGCCGCTCGTGTATGATGAAAGTTTAAGCTATTATGAAACATTGTGCAAGGTGGTAGCATACATCAACGACTTGATTGCGCAGGATAAAGTGTTCAGCGATGATATTCAGAATTTGCAGAATGATTTGAAAGTTGTGCAAGACTGGATTGCTAACTTTGATACAAGGTATGCTGAAAAAGTGTTAAAGGAATATTTGGCAACGATGATTTTCGTTGATATTTCTGACGCTGGTTATATTGTGTACCATATTCCGAGCGGGTGGGATAGCATTACATTTAATACCACCGGACTGGATATCGCGTTAGCGTTACAGCCTGAATATGGGCATCTTGTTTTGAGTTATTAAAATAAGGAAAGGAAATTATAATTATGGAAAGACAGTATATTGGCGCAAGATATGTTCCTAAGTTTGCTGAGCCGGTTGAATGGAATAAGGCTTTAAGTTATGAAGCTATGACGATTGTAACATATCTTGGAAATAGCTTTACAAGCAAAAAGCCTGTTCCTGCTGGTATTGAGATTGGCGATAACGAGTACTGGGTCAATACAGGGAATTATAACGCACAGGTTGAAGAGTATCGGCAGAGCGTGATTCGCCTTGAAAATAACCTTAGTGCTATTAACGCTACTAATCCCCCGAGCGGTTATGCATCTATGTCGGTTGATAGCGCGGATAACTCTGCGGCGTTACAGGCGCTGGTTGATAACTTCGAGTGTGTATTTATTCCTGCTGGAAATTATACGCTTGCTAATACAATTACCATTACAAATAATACTAAAATTATTGGAAACGGCACGTTAGTAAGGGCGAGCGGTAATAGATATGGCGATATCTTACACGTTACGGGTTGCACTCTGTTAATTAGCGGTATTACAATCAATGATAACGGTTCTACTTTGCCTATCTTTACAAGCGCCGATTTTGACATTCTGGATAAACGTTATGTGTGCATCAAAGTGGACAATAATGCTAAAATTGATGTTAATTGGTGCACATTTAACGACGTTTATACCAGAGCGGTTGACTGCTATAATGCGGGGGGTATCAGCGTTTGTAATAATGCTATTAACACAACAATTAGAAATCAGGGTTATGTGGGCGAGTTTATTCATATTCTCACTTGCTATTGCCCTTGTGTTATTGAGGGGAATAGCATGGCATGCCCGGACTATAATAATCCGGCGCTTGGTATGTGTGGCGTTTTTGTTAGTGGCTATAACGGCGGCGGCAGAATTTCTAATAACTATATGCGAACTGTCGGTCGAAACCTTGATTATGGACACAGATTGCTCCCAATTGATTTCTATCTAAATGTTAATAACATGACAGTTGAAAATAATGATATTACAACTGCCCACGGGTTTATGAGAATCAACGGGTGTACTAATATCAGCGTCAGGCATAACACAGTTGAAAAGCCGGGAGATTATGAAGATACTACTCGCGGCGACCCGTTTATTTGGATTTACTCTAACACCGATTATAACAGCTCTGATATTGAGGTATCTTACAATAACTTCTCAATCATAAATGGCAGAGCTATTGTTACTGTTGCGGGTGACGTTGGAAACTCCATAGTAGATGGAAATGTATTTACCTTTCCCGAAACTGGCAATCCCACTGTTGGCGTGCTAAATCTTATCGAGAACGCCAAAAATTTTACCTTTTCCAATAATATTGTAAAACAGTTAGGAACTGTCGGTGGGAATTTACTCAACTTCTTATCTGCCGCCGAGGACATTAAAATTGCAGGAAACACTATTGAAAATATTGTTGGTTTTTCAGCGGGCGATTTTGTCGCAAACGGGTTTGTAGTTGCGAATAACGTAATTGCCCCGCTTATCCCCGATCCGTTTGGAGTGGGAACATGGGATAATACACTCTTTTACGGAAATAATTTTAAGAATTGTAATGTCAAGGTATCGGGCACTAACACCCTGTTGTTCGGAAATGTTGTAGGGGCATCTTATTTATTCCTTGGCACAGCTAAGGCAGTAAATAATATTAAAGGAAACGCTTTATATCCAGCATAATGCAGAAGAGGGTGGCAGAATATTCTGCCACCCTCTATT